GTGTCGCAAATTTGTCGCAAATTTGCGACACAAAAAACAAACATCATGGGAAGTATAGCGTATTATCTCGACATCAGGAGAGCTAAAAAGGACGGGACATATCCCGTCAAGTTGTACGTGAGTCATCACAAGAAGTTTTATGTCAAGACATCCTTCACGTCCAAGATAGATGAGTGGGATTCGTGCCAATACTCCAAGAAAGCTCCGAACTATAAGTCTAGGAACATGGCATTAAGAGCAGCTATAAACAAGGCTGAGGAAGTTATGTATAGACTAGAGATGGACGGAAGGTTGGCGGGTATATCGGACACGGCTTTGAAGGCTATAATAGAGGAGGCTATATCGGGCAAGCCTAGGAAAGAGATAACGATAGTGGATTGTTTTGACAGGTTTATTGTTACGAAAAGCAGGAAGAATACTATTATAACCTATGAGGCCACTAAGAGGAAGATAGTGTCGCTAGGGTTCGATATGCCTATAGGGGATATAGATAAAGCTTGGTTAATCGGGATAGACAAGCGAATGGAAGAGAGGGGGCTTAGCATAAACTCACGAGCGGTACATCTTAGAAATATAAGAGCTGTAATAAATTATGCCATAGATGAAGAGCTTATCAGTAATTACCCATTTAGAAAATTCTCGATTAGAACTGAACAAACGAGAAAGAGATCCCTTACTGTAGATGAATTGATAGCACTTAGGGATTACAAATTAGAAGGAATAGCGGTTAAATATAGAGATATCTTTATGCTTATGTTTTATCTTATCGGTATAAATGGTGTGGACCTATTTGGTGATTGCCAAATTGTAAACGGACGGCTGGAATATCGGAGATCTAAGACAGGGAAGTTATATTCCATCAAGATAGAACCGGAGGCTATGGAAATAATAAAAAGGTACGAAGGAGATGGCAAGGTAGTTGCCGTACCAGAGGAAAATGGAGATTATGGTTATTTTATGATAAGAATGGCTACAAGGTTAAAGAAGATAGGAAAGGAAAAAGGAGGAGACTCATTGTTTCCCGGCCTATCCTCGTACTGGGCGCGTCACACGTGGGCCACTATAGCCGCCTCGCTCGATATACCGAAGGAGACGATATCCGCCGCTTTAGGTCATGAGATAGGATCGCCAATAACATCTATTTATATAAGGCTGGATCAAAAAAAGGTTGATGAGGCCAATCGCATGGTTATAGATTACGTCAATGGCTACAGGAAAAGCAGGGATGAGAGGTGAAATAGAACAATAAAACACGCCCGTGTCAGAAAAAACACGGGCGTTATACTTTTTGGATGCGACAAATAGAACTATTTTGTCCTTTCGACCAAAATCTTTGAAATTCGAACTTGCAGTTGCTGCAACTCGATATTATTCAGTTCTTCCAAATCAATGTTCGCTATTTTTACTTTCCGATTTTCGTCAAAGGAATTTTTCTTCTCCTCGAGAAGAGCGGTTACTAACTCGTCTATTTGATCTTTGATTTTCTCTCCTTTTAACTTGTAATCCGTTGTTCTTGCCATGATATTAGTTATTTAGTTAAACACTATACAAATTTAGGGAATATCCACGATACAATGATTGTCATTCCTTATTTTCTTTCTCTTTTTCCTCCAGCACTTTTTTAAGCTGATATAGGCTCAAAATATCATACTCAAATGTCGGATTGTCCCAATTTTTTCGGACAGAGTTCGTTTGGACAGAGATAAATTTTCGTAAGTCAAAGATATATTGACATTGTGACAGTCTTATCTCGTTAAATGTAATCTCGTAGTTATCAAACCACTCTAAAAGTTTTTTAAGTTCCTCGTTCATGGTATATATGATTGATTTGCACAAATATATTTATTTATAATGCTTCATGATTTATGTGTTTTAGTTTTTTAGTTGTAAATATTTAAAAATAAACTGTTTATAATTTGTTATTTAGAATCATTCTAAATAACTTTGCCTCTGTGGTGGAAATATAAAGTGATGCGTCTTGTTTTTTAACTTATATTTCATTTTCCGCTTTAATTGTTTAATACAGATATATTTATGATATGGGTATTCCGCACTTGAACAATAAAAATGACATGATATCATTGCGTGTATCGCCTGATGTAAGGATGAGGTTGTGCGAGGTGGCCGAGGCTACTGGCGTTAATGTCTCTGCGGTCGTAAAAGCGGGACTCTCAAAGATATTGGATGAGGTATATGATGCCGATGGCAACTTGTGTAATATCGGGGATCTTGCGACAAAGAGAAAGATCCCGGTATCTCATGGGTACTATCGTATATCAGACATATCCAAGGCGAATGGAATCAGTGAGAGGAGCATAAGAAATATGGTAGAAAAAGGCAAGGCGTCGTATATAAAGAGAGATGGCAAGATATATGTATTATTAAAAGACGTGGAGGGTGTCAATGGCCGCAAGGATAAACACGATAAGAAAAGGTGATTGTGGCGTTCGGACGAGAGAGCTGATCGCCAGATATTACTTGACATTGATGGGTGAGTTCCGTAACGATGATGGACGGTTGTATTTATCCATGGATAAAGGGGACATGTTTCATAACGCTATCACCTTGATACTTCAAGACTCTAAATTCAACACCTTAAAAACGGATTCCGATATAATGGACCGTATAAGGAAAAGGATTAGAAATGTTATGAGTGAGATAAAACAAGATCACAATCTATATAAGAATAAAGCATATGCCAACGATATACAAACCGAAGAGGCGGGATCAGACGAGCCAGAGGCGTAAAGAAAGGATGGCTATCTATAATACGGCTCGATGGAGGAGGATGAGGGAGGCCAAGCTTCGTGACAATCCTCTGTGTGAGATATGCGAGAGGAATGGCATTACGAGAATGGCAGACGATGTACATCATATCCAATCATTCATGTCCACTGATAATCCGGAGTCTAGGAAAGTGCTGGCATTTGATTATGACAACTTGATGAGCGTGTGTGATGAATGTCACTCGGCTATACACAATAAAAACAAAATGATATGACAAGGACAGAAAGAGAGAATGCCGTGATATTGATACATAGACATTGCGTGCCAAGCCGAACGGGAGAAAGATATGAAAGTCATTATCTAAAGACTTATTTTGGGGATGCGCTTGGCTGCTATATAAGCAACGATGAGTTTAAGGGAATAATGGTTGAGGCGGGGATTATGCCTCTTGCTTCATCACTTAATAAAACGAGTCATTGTTATAAGTTGAAGAGGATCATACCGGATGCATGGAACGGGAGGATGGCATAGCCCCCCCCTTATGATTTTTTAGAGGCGGGAAGTGTTGAAACCACGTCCCAATTCGCTTCACACGCACGGCGTTTTTTGAAATTCGCCAAATAGTTAAATATGTTAAACATGGGTACTAGATATACGATAATAAGTAAATCCAAGGATATTTCCTTCCAGTTGCCAAAGACTATCAAGCATAAGGCGACTCGAAAGGTCATATGCGATATAGTGAGAGAACTTTGTGATCGTGGAGAATTGACAGTGGGGGATATTCCGCAGCTCCATAGAATGGCTACCGCCTATGACTGTTATCTCGAATGTGTGGATGTCGTGTCTGAGCAAGGATTAACAATGAAGAATTTAAAGGGTGAAATTGTCAAGAGACCAGAGGCTAACATTATGCGGGAGAGTTGGACTCAATATCTAGATATCGCTAAGGAATATGGATTTACCCCTCGTAGCAAGAAAATGACTCGTGGCAATGTAGATAGCAAGGAGGATACGCCTGCGGATGATTTCTTCAGCAATAAATAAGGCATATATTCAATACCCGGTAGACGTGATATCAGGGAATGTGATAGCTGGCAAGCATATAAAAAAAGCTTGCGAGCGTTTTTTTTCCTTGATGGACGATGATCGGTACATGTTTTTGGAAGAAAAGGTGGATAAAGTGATACGATTATACCACCACCTTCGACACTTTAAAGGCCGGCATTCCGGCAAACCTTTCGTACTGGAGCCTTGGCAAGAATGGATTATCGCAAGTATCTACGGTTTTTACAATAAGAGTGACGGAAGTAGGCTCACCCAGACTGTTTATATAGAGGTGGCCAGAAAGAACGGGAAAACGGCGTTAGCGGCGGGGATAGGTCTAAACGCCCTTATAAATGATGATGAGGATGGGGCTGAGGTTTATTTCGCCGCCAACTCGAAGGATCAGGTAAAAATATCCGCATGGCCATTATGCTCTAATTTTGCGAAGGCTTTTGATCCTAAAGAAAAATACTTGAAAGTTTATCGTGATACTATTAATTTTGACAAGACAATCTCTTGGTTGAAGGTTTTAGCGGCTGATTCCACGAAATTGGATGGACCAAATCCCTCCACCTTCATACTAGACGAATATCATGCGGCAAAAAGCAATAGCCTGAAAGCCGTGCTGGAGTCTGGACAAGGGACACGGGACAATCCTTTGGAAATAATCATAACAACAGCCGGATTTGATAAGTTAGGGCCTTGTTATGAGTTGAGGACTACCGCAACGGAAATATTGAACGGTTTAAAAGAGGATGATTCTTTTTTCATGGCCATATATTCGCTTGACGAGAAGGATGATTGGAAAGATGAGGCGAATTGGATAAAAAGCAACCCAAATATGGACGTGACAGTCAAGTCATCTTACCTAAGAAAAGAGGTAAGGAAGGCTATGAATACACCATCGGATGAGGTCAACGTAAAGACTAAAAATCTCAACATGTGGTGCGATAGTTCGGACGTATGGATTCCGGATGATTATATATTGGCATGCTCAAGGAAGGTGGATCTGGCTGATTTTACCACGAATGATGACTGTTTTGCCGGTATAGACCTCTCATCCACATCGGACTTGACTTGCGTATCGTTCATGATACCAAAGGATGGCAAGCTTTATTTCAAGACGTTATATTATCTTCCAGAAGAAGCATTGGAGACAAAAAAGAACAAGGAGCAATACAGTGAGTGGGTGAGGCTTGGTTTTTTGAAACTTACCCCCGGTAACGTTGTTGATTACGATTATATACTGGACGATATTCTATCGGTAGACAAGAGGTTGTATATAGTAAAAGTAGGATATGACTCTTGGAACGCCACGCAGTTCGTGATAAACGCTACGGATAAAGGGCTTCCAATGGAGCCGGTAAGCCAGTCCATAGGAAATTTCAACCGTCCAACAAAAGAGATGGAGCGTGTAATATTGTCCGGCAATGTGGTAATAGACAATAATCCGATAACTCGCTTCTGTTTTAGGAATGTTGTTATGAAATTGGATCATAACGGGAATACGAAACCCTCTAAGGAATATAGGGATAAGAAGATAGACGGGGTTATCTCCATGATTGAGGCTATGGGGGTTTGCTTAATGACACCTCAATACTCGAATAGTATATAGACTCTCTCTGATGTATTACACGATTTCGGTTTAAGGTAAAGACATCGTGTATGAGATTTTTGGGTTTGGATATAAATATAAGGCGCTCACAGAAAAAGGAACCCGTTGAATCCTTCGTTAACGTGCAACGCTTTGGCGGTGGGTCAAGCAGGAAACCGGCTATGACACTTGCCGCCGTATATAGATGCGTCAATGTCATTAGCGAGAGTGTGGCGCAACTTCCTTTAGACACTTTCAAAAAAGATAATGAGGGATATAAAAGCCCCTATGTTAGGCATCCCGCTTACGACCTTCTCCGGGAGTTCCCTAACCCGGATATGACAAGATTCACGTTCCTTAAAACGTTGGTAAGCTCCGTGTTGCTTAATGGCAACGGATACGCCTACGTTGACAGGGATGATTACGGTAATGCGTTATCCCTTCAATATATACCTTCCGGGCTGGTTAGCGTAGTCTATATTACGGTTGATGGTATCCCTAGGATGAGATACCAAGTGACGGGATTCAAGTCTCTTGTTGAGCCTTCCGATATGATCCATGTCTTGAATTTTAGTTATGACGGTATAACCGGCGTATCCACATTAACGCACGCACGCAATACGCTTGGCATATCGAGCAGCGCGGAGGATTACGCTAAACAATTCTTTAGCGAGGGTGGTGGAGTTATGGGAATATTGTCCTTTGATACTAAGCTCCGTGATGGACAGAAGGATGAGATAAAGAAAGCTTGGAGCGATATGGTCTCCAATGGGGGGATTGGCGTATTAGAGGCGAATAGTCATTATCAGTCAGTATCAATAAATCCGTCCGATGCACAGATGTTGGAGACAAGGCAATTCAACGTGATAGACATATGCCGTTTCTTCGGGGTTTCCCCTGTCAAGGCGTTCGACCTATCTAAATCCAGCTATAGCACGGTGGAGGCTACGCAATTGGCATTCCTTACGGATACGCTGGCCCCACTCTTGGAGAATATAGAGCTTGAGATGAAACGAAAGGTATTCCGTCCATCTGAGAGATCCTATGTTGAGGTAAAATTTGACACGAGCAACTTGTTGAGAGCCGACAAGGCGGCACAAGCGACGTTTATGAAAACAATGTATGAGATGGGAGGTATGACACCTAATGAGGCTCGCCGTATGATGGACATGCCCAAAGTAAAGAACGGGGATCAACCGCTAGTTAATAACGCTGTGGTTCCATTGGAGTTTGTGGCTAACAAGAAGTTTGATGCAGGGAAATAGCGGTCTTGATCGCTGTATTACATCGTTTCGGTATATAATAAAATATCTATGAGCATGACAAATAATAAGGAAATAAGAGGAATATCATACCGGGCTTCCATAGAAGAGGAATCCAGACATGTGGAGGGATACGCTTTGCTTTTTAATACGGATAGTCAACCTATGTGGGGTGGGGATCTCATAGAACGGATAGCGCCTACGGCCTTGGACGGCGTATTGGAGAGGAGCGATGTCTTGTGCTTGATGAACCATGACGAGAGAAGGGGTGTATTGGCTCGCTGGAGAATGGGTGAGGGATCATTGAAGTTGGAGGTTGATGCCAAAGGACTTAAATATTCTTTTGAAGCTCCGGATACGGCCTTGGGTGATGAGCTGGTAGAGGCTCTGAAGAGAGGGGATATCGCTGAGTCATCTTTCGCCTTCACGGTATCTAAGGATAATTGGGAGAAAGGCGAAAACGGTAAGTATATCCGCACGATCGTCCAGATAGACAAGCTGTATGATGTGAGCCCGGTGTATTATCCGGCTTATGAGGATACCGAGGTGGCCTTACGGTCTATCGAAAGCATTCGTGATAAGGAGCGTAAGGATTTAGAGGATAGGCAAAACAAGGAAAAAGAGGAACGGGAAAAGAGGGAAAAGGAGGATTTAGAAATTTATTATAACAATCTTAAAAACAGATTTTAATATGTCAAAGAAACAACTTACTATCGTGGAGCTTCGAGACAAGATCGGATTGCTCAACACTGAAAAACAAGGCATTTTCGATAAGATGAAGGCCGAGGGCCGGAAGGCAGATGAGAATGAGGAAAAAAGATTGGCCGAGATCGTTACGGATATCGCCGATTGCGAGTTTGAGATCAAATTGGCCGAGGCTAGGAATAAACAACGTCCGGTGGCTAACACCCAACATTCTAGGGGAGGATTGTTGGCTAAGGCTATCCGCTCAAAGATCACTGGCGAGACTTGTGACGAGGTGGAGGGGTTGATCGATGCCGGACGTAGGGCTATGACCGAGGCTAGCTTACCGGTGGATCAAGGAAGCTTGTTGATTCCGATGGAATATAGGGGCAATTTTATTTCCGCTCAAGTCACAGGTGATGGCAAGGAACTTATATCAGAGGATTTGCTTGGCATCTTGCAGCCGATCCGTGATAGTTTGGTCATGGTAAAGGCTGGGGCTACTTTTTTAACGGGACTGAAAGGTAATATAGGTATTCCTGCGTATTCTGGCTCATCCGTTAATTGGGCTAATGAGACAGGGGCGGCTCAGAACGGGAAGGGCACGTTCACAAAGGTAGAGCTGGCTCCTAAGCGCTTAACAGCCTATATTGATATCTCTAAGCAGTTCCTTGCGCAAGATACGCTATCTACTGACACTATGCTTAGTAATGACTTGGCACGCGCGGTGGCTATCAAGTTGCAGAAAACGATCCTTGGTGCCGAGGCTACTAACGCAAATAAGCCTGATGGCTTCTTTACTGGCACGCCAACTTATACGGTGACAGGAGAGGCTTCTTTCGCTAATATGATCGCTATGGAAACTGCGGTTCCCGTTGATGAGGCGTTAGTGAATAATCTTGCTTATATCACGTCAGTCAAAGGCGCGGGTATCTTGAAGGGTACTCTTAGAGCCGCAAGTGTAGCGGAGGGATTCATCCTGCAGAATGGCATGGCTAATGGTTACAACGTATATGCTACGTCAGGCATGGCATCCGGATTGCAAGAGAGCACGGATGAGGAAGGTATCATTTTCGGCAACTGGGCGGATTTCGTTATCGGTCAATGGGGTGCGTTGGATATCACGGTTGATCCTTACACGAAGGCCGCTGATGGCGAGGTCCGATTAGTTATCAACGCCTTCTTTGATGCCAAGCCTCGCAGAAAAGAATCATTCGCTGTTGGATCTATTAAATAACTTGGCTCATGATACTTACGCTAGAGGAGGCAAAGAGGCATTTAAGAGTGGATTTGGATTATACCGATGATGATATGTATATCGAGGAATTGATAGATATGTCAGAGATCGACATCGCTAATCGTTTAAAATTCGACTCATTGACGGATGTTTTTCCGGACGGTATTATACCTCTTCCGGTCAAACATGCCGCCAAGCTTGTCGTGGCTCACTATTACGAGAATAGGGAGCCAATAGCTTTCGTTTCCTCTAGCAAGGTGCCCATGATGGTAGATAGCTTATTGTTCCCTTATGTAAGGTATTATAATCCAAAGGATCATGAGAGCGGGGTTGATGAGAGATAAGATCACATTCCAGTTGCCTGTAAAGTCCGAGACTGAGTATTCTGCCTCTGAGGTAATTTATGAGGATTGTTTCTCTACCTATGCCCGTGTTTCCCACATTAGAGGCAACAGGGCGATAGAGGCCAATGAGATCGTCAATACCTATACGGTAAGGATCGAGATACGCCTGTATCATAAGGTCGATTATGACATGGTTATTGTTCATGATGGGATAAGGTACAGGATACTCGATATCAATCCGGAGAGATCCAAGAATTGTATAACCATCACGGGAGAGAGAATCAATGAGTAAGGTCAAGGTTGATATATCGGAATATAACCGGATGGTGGACAGGCTTACCGGGAAGGAAATGGATAAGGCTATGATTTCCGCCGTTCGATCCGGCGGGCAGATCATAAGGAGAAGGACTATCCAGAACTTTGGTTCCGGAACGGCTTTCAAGGCTTTCAATGTCTATAAAGACCGTAACGGATCAACCAAGAGATTACCATTGGTAAGGCTTAACGTTAATAAGAAAACCAAAGATGCCGTTGTTGATATTCTAGGGGATTTTAGAGCCAAGTTTTTTGAGCTTGGTACCAAACGGAGATTTACCAAAGGGCATCGGGTCACCGGCGTTAAAAGAAAAGGCGCTAGATTATATTTAACTAGGTCGGGGAAACCCGCGAATCGTGGCATTATCACGGGACGAAGGTATTTCAGGAAAGCGCAAGACTCGGAAGAGTCAAAGGTGCTTGACGATATGGAGAAAAGAGTGATGAGGGCTGTAATAAGGATAGGAAGAAAGAAATGAGAGCGTTAGAGATAGGAGCTTTGATTAAAAGACTGTTAGCTGATATGAGTATCAATGACAGGTTGAAAGGCCGTATATATCCGGTCGTTGCCGAGCAGAAAACGCCTTTTCCTTTTGTTACGTACAAAAGAAGTGGGGTAGTCTTGGAATCGGACAAAGATGTGTCTTATCGTTATGGAATGATCAGCGTGGATATTATTATCGTCGGTTCTAGCTACTCTCAATCGCTGGACATTGCTTCCGCTATAGTGGATGAGATGCCAGACTATCCAATGAACTTGGATGGTTTTGATATCTCCGATATAAAGCTTGCCAACGCCGTTGAGGATTTTCAAGACGAGGCGTATATACAGGCTCTTACGTTTAATATTGTAATTGATAATTAACATGGAAAATAAAGTAGTAAGAGGAAGGGATTTGATGCTCTTCAAAAAGGTTTCAGAGAATTATGTGGCACTTGGCGCTGCTACTACGCATACAATGAACTTATCAAGGGAGGAGCTTGATATCTCCAACAAGGATACTGGAGAATATGGCGATACCGAGCTTGGGCAAATCAGCTGGGATATTCAAGCGGACTCGATGATGATTGAGGCAGACTATGATAGTCTGGTTGACGCTTTTTTATCGGGAGAAGTGCTTCATGTGGCATTCGCTGTCACTGCCGAGGCAGGATCTAAGACGGGCAAACCTTCCGCAGGATGGACTATTGGGTCCGGAGGATATGAGGGAGACGTATGTATCACCTCTATCACGGCCAATGCCGCCCATAACGACAAGGCTACTTATTCCGCTACATTTAAGGGCAAAGGCCCGTTGCTCAAGAGATCTTGATCATGATGGAAGATAAGATCACTATAAAAGATAAGGAGTATCGCCTTGGATATAATCTTCGCGTCCGAATGATTTACGAGAAGATCATGGGAAAGAATATCGGCGATGACATGTTGACGTTTGAGAATATCGTGTTCTTTTATTCTGTATTGTTAGCGTACAATAAGGGTTTCACTATGGACTTGGAGGCTTTTACCGACATATTGTGCGATGACGAGTCTATATATATCGATTTTTTGAAATGGTCCGTAGAGTACAACAAGAGGAAGGAGATATTGGAAAATACGGATAACACTGATAATGAAGATAAAAAAAAAGAATAAGCGGTAAGGATATATTCCAAGCCTTGGTTTTTGTTGGCGGGCTTGATCCGGCCTATGTGCTTGATGATATGGAACCATATGAGATTGACGCTTGTATGGAAGGTATCCATAAGAAGTACATAGAGAGTTGGAATCAAACCCGCCAATTGGTTTATACGATAGCCCAAGTAAATAGCAGCAAACGTATAGATATAAAGGATATGATGCCCTTCCCTTGGGATGAGAATGACAGCATGGAGATGCCAGAGGAAGAGCGTGAGAGATTGAGCTATATGTTAAATGAATTTGTAAAATTGAAGAATAATGGCGGCGGATCTATTCGTAAGAATCCTGTTCAAGAATAATGAGTTTGACAGGTCTATAAATAAGACAAGAAAACAGGTCTCTGATTTCAAGAAGGTGACAGAGTCAGTTGGAGGGTCAATCGTTAGCATGACAAAAGGTTTTGCCACTCTTGGCGGCATCTCATTTGCGCTTATGGACGTTACCAAGAAAAGCATGGAGTTCGAGAAATCATTGTCAGGTCTTAGATCTTTAACCGGGCTTGGGGCTAAGGATATGGAGTATTTCAAGAAAGCTGCTATTGATTTAGGATCTACATCTACACAAACAGCATCGCAAGTAGTTGAGGCTTACAAATTGATAGGTTCACAGCAGCCTGAATTATTGAAAAATAGAGAGGCGCTTAACGAGGTCACGAAACAAGCCATTATCTTAGCCGAAGCTGCGGGTATGGATGTCCCATCTGCGGCAAAAGCTTTATCTGGATCTATAAACCAAATGGGTGAGAGTGCTAATGTGGCAGGTGAATATATTAATATATTGGCGGCCGCATCGCAAGCGGGATCGGCTGATATACAATATTTATCCAAGGCTATAGAGAAATCCGGAGGTGCCGCTAATTCCGTAGGTGTTAAATACAATGAGCTTGTAGCCGCTATTGAGACTATCGCCCCTAAGATAACGGAAGCTAGTGAGGCTGGGACGAATTTGCGTAATATATTCTTGATATTGGAAGGAAGCTCTGATAATAATCTTAGACCTTCTGTGGTTGGTTTATCCAAGGCTTTAGACAATCTGGCAAGCAAAAATCTAGATGCTACTCAAATGACTAAAATGTTCGGAAGAGAGAGCGTTACGGCGGCTTTAGCTCTGGTTAACGCAAAAGATCAATACAAAGGGTATATCGATGCCATAACTGGGACAAACACGGCTTTAGAGCAACAACGGATTAATAACGCAAATTTGGAGGGATCTTTAAATGCGGTATCATCCGCATGGGAAGGGTTTATTCTAACCATGAACAAATCAAATGGTTTTTTGTCTACCGCCGCCCAAGGAGTAGCCTCATTGATACAGAATCTTACTGATTTAGCGAAAACACAAGATGAGATACAAGAAAAGGTCATTGGTGATAAGGCAAATAAAATAATTGATAAAATAAAAGGAGCTTATGATGCAAACATAAGCGGGGGGCTATCAAAGCAACGTTCTATAGAATTAACCGCTATAGAATATGATGAGACAGAAGCCTATAAGATAGATGTTCTCAAAAGCGATTTGTCATCCTTAACTATGTCCTTGGGAGATCTAGAGAAGAGACGAAAGGAGTTGGCAGGAATGCCCGGTTATTATAACCGAAAAGAGAGAGGAGATATTCTCCAATCCATCCATGATACCAAGGAGAGGATAAAATATATACAAGAGGAATTGAGTGTAAGAGAAAAAGCAGATGCGAAAATAAAAGAATTTTTGAATAATACGACTCTAAAAGATAAAACTGATAAAGGGAAACCTATTGCCGTGTCAGATGTAGCCGCTAAAGGCTCAATAGATTATATCGAGACCCAGATATCAGATTTATCAAAGAAATTAAAATCCGCAACGGACGAGGCCACGAGGCAAGGAATCCGTATTGCCATAGAAAAGTTGAAGGATGAGAAATTAAAGATAGAGATGGAACCCTTACCTGAAGGCTCCATAGATTATCTTAACGCCCAGATATCAAGCCTAACGAAAAAACTTAACACGGAAACGGACGAGGCTGTAAGGCAAGGAATCCGCGCGGCTATAGAGAAGATCAATAAAGAAAAATATAACATAGAGCTGGAAGCTACGCTTGGACGGTTGAAACCGATGGAGGGGGATAAATTCGGCGTGTCAGCAAAAGGCCGTAATGCGACTGAGGATATTAAGTCTGGCTATATATCGGTTAAAGGCATATCCAGTGACGCTATCAAGTCAAATTATGAATATGCTGATTCATTAGGAGCAATCGGTAGTATGATGTCCTCTGTTTCTCAGTTAACAAATGAGGGAGCCGCATCATGGTTAAGCTATGCGTCTAATATCATACAAGCTGTAGGACAAGCCTTGCCTCAATTATCAGCTCTTGCTACTAAGAATGCATCTGTCGCCGCTACAGGGGCGGCGGCATCAGTTTCCTCCATCCCCGTGGTCGGGTGGGTAATGGCCGGTACAGCTGTAGCCTCGGTAATAGCGGCGATGGCCAATGTCCCTAAATTCGCTAATGGCGGTATAGTCCCCGGTAACCTGTACTCGGGGGATCGTGTTCCGGCGATGGTCAATTCAGGAGAAATGATCTTGAATAGATCTCAGCAAGGACGTTTGTTCGATATATTAAACAGTAAAGGAGGAGTTAATGGGAAAGATGTACGTGTCACTGGCGAGGTAGTAGTGTCAGGGGAGCAGATGAAAATATTACTGGATAATACGAATAGAAAATTAAGGAGAGGGAGATGAATAGGAAATATCACAATGAGTTTAAAGGCATAGATGGGGCCTTGAATAGGATAGATATATTATCTAAAAACGAGCAGATAGATCAGCTCGTAAAAACAACGGGTACTCCATTCTTACTTCAATATCAAGATACTAATAAGTTAACTCCGATACAAGGAGCTCAGGCCACTATTGAACTAGTGAGCGAGACTAATTTTCAGTTTAAAGATCTACATACTGATGATATGCAGGGATATATGGTCTCCCTATATAGGAATAATAAGATCTTTTGGCACGGTTGGCTTGATTCAGAGTTGTACAACGAGACCTTATCTTCTTTTCATCCATACCCTGTAGAGTTCACGGCTGCTGATTTCAATATCTTAGAACGGATAAAATATACGGATGATAAGGGGAATAAATATGATGACATAGCATCTATGATAACGCATATAAATAGATGCCTAGACAATCTTGGGCTCCCATTCTCTAAGCTGTATATAGGATGTGACACTATTTTAGAAGGTGTCACGATGAGCGATCAGGAAACCGCTTTGCATAAATCATTTATCATGTCTTCCAACTTTTATGACGAGGATGGAGTATCAATGAGTTGCAGGGAAATATTGGAGTCGATCTTTCAGCCATTTGGATTGATGATGGTACAAAAAAACGGGAATGTATATATTTATGACTATAATACCGTGAAACGAGGTTTACCAATGAAAAGATATGATTTTAAGACATATGCATTCGAGGCAAACGAAAACGTTGATTTTTTTTATGGGAATATATTAGACGTAGGGTTAATGTCAAAAAACGGCGATTATGGATTTGAAGAAATGATTAACAATGTTAAGATCACTAGCTCGCTGTATGGAGATAACAGCATAGTGGATATAGATGTTTCAGAAAACTCATTAAGTGATCTTATTGATAGCTATCTAGGACGTGACTTTAAATTGTATTATTATTCAAAATGTGTTGGTGTTGAAAATCTTTCTGGGAAGTTCGCCATATACAAGAGAGATTATGAATCAGATATAGAGGGTGCTTTATTAGACTATGATCCAAATCCTTCTAATATATATCCTATTTATAGGATTAGATATCCTAATTATATTTTAGGTTCGGATACTTTATGTTTTATAAATCTTATATTACAGGCATACGTTAATACGAGAGAAAATCCATTTAATGAGGATAGTGGAGTCAAAGACAATCCAAACAGCGGAACAATGAAATTGTATTGCAATCTTTATATGACAGATAGTTCCGGTAAACCGTTGAGATACCTTGATCTTATCAATGATAACGGATCATTTTGGGTTGATGTGTCAAATGGGGTGATAGAGCAAGGTAAATGCCTGTTATGGATAAGTCAAGAATCATCGATAACTGGAAGCGTATTGGACACGTGGGTAGGTAACGCAAATATATACGATCCAATGCCTACACGATTTAATATAGAGACCATCCCATCTGCTGGCGATGGATTGGATGTGCCTACTAATAAGAGCTATGGATTTCTTGTTTTCGAGATCACGAATAAGGCTAGAGTCGTTAACCCAAAAGATGATAAAGGCTTGGGCACCGATGGCCTTTTAGATGATAGTTTGGTTAAAAACATTTTGATAAATAATATATTCATGAAGATTATAACAGAAAACAAGGAAGATGTTTCTGTTGATGATTATGAATTTAAGAGTTATATAAATAAGAAGGTAGCAAACGATTTTAATGATATAACATTAAAATGTATATCAGCGAACGAGGACGGAATACCGATAGGAAAAGGAAACATATTAAAAAAAGAAGGAGACAAATACACTTTACAAACCTCTTTCACTCGATCTAATCAGACGGATATATTGGAGCGTCTGCTTATGTGCACAATCCACTCGAATTTCAGCCAAAAGAACGAGAGATTCTCCGTTACCTCCAAGATAGCTGGTAACCCAATGTTATCTTACATAACATATTATCCTGTCTTATCAGGAGAATATATTGTGGCAGGATGCACTATTGATTTCAATAAAGGCAGCGTAAATATTTCTGCTGTAGGATATTCCGATGATACCGCCAAGTTAAGCGATATACCATACGACTGATGTATTACACCATATCGGTACATATATAGATATGGTAATGAATGTACGTCATAGTAAGATAAGAAAGACTGCCCTTCCACGTACTGGAAGGGCACTAGATGCTATTCCCGGAGGTCCTGTGAAGCAATCCTTCCAATCTTCAGGGACGAATGTTGCGCAATATTGGAAATTGGTTACGATAGACAGCGACGGCAATCCCCTTCCGGAGGATAAGTGGTACATCCTCACGGACTACCCCGCCAAATCGGTAGGGGACGTTGTCGCTTACGCCGCCTCGGATCACGACATTGTCCTTCCCATCGCCGGCAACGGGGTATTGGGAGCGATAAAGCTTCCGTCCGGTGGTGATAGCGCACTTGTCATAGACAAAGATGGTACCTTGCGTATCAATGAGGGTATGATCGGCGGCAAGGGTAAGATCTATTACGCTGGAGCGGGCTTGCAATTATTGAACCAACCTAACACGGAGGACACGCAGAACCAGTTCGCCGTGAAGTTCGGAAACGCCAAGGGAACGGTACTGGAAGGCGACAAGCTATACGCCGCTACGTGGTGGGGGCAGAAGCTAAATTCCAACGGCATAGCTACCGGGGCGATGACAGGCGTGCCGAGCATCAACAGCCTCATACACCTTAACAGCGACAAGACGTTTGACGTGGCCAAGGATAAATCGGCGCAATGGGTCCGTTTCTCGGGCGGGAACTCGATTAACGGGATGACAGGCACGAACGCTGTGCTGTCCAACCTGTATCTCAATTATAAGGACGCTAGCCATTATGTCAAGATTGACGCTAATGACAACGTTCTGGCTACCGGTGATATCGTTGCCTACGCTACCGGTAATTATGATATCGTAAGCCCTATAGCCGGTACCGGGGCGTTAGGCATGGTCAAGGTTGGGAGCGGTCTTAATATAGCTACAGATGGAACGCTGAGCGTGGCGGGTGATATCGGTGGTAGCGTGTCCGGCATAACGAAAACAGGAACCGGGAACGCCCTTACGGATGTCGAGTTGACGAACGATAATAAGATTATAGCCTTTACCAAGGGACTCACGTTCTGGCATAAGGATAATGATGGCTCCGGCTCTGGATTGGACGCTGATATGGTAGATGGATATCACGCTGGGTTTGCAAATAATCAAGTGGCTCTGTACCTTAATTTCCCATCATGGAGCACTTTGATTTCCCAAGGATTGCTAAGAAGTGATTATGAAAGCGCTGGGCATCCCACTGAGGATTATTTGAAAGCTATATGTAAATGGGCTATTAAGAGTTACGCCAATCGTGGGAGTATAACGCTGCAAGGAATAGCAACTCCTAATTCCAATGGATGGTTTGTGCTATCATTATATAGTAGCGATGGGTATGATGCGACAACACTATTACCTAAGTATTGTAGTGGGCAGTTCAATAGTCTTAGTGGAAATTTGCAATTGTTCGGCACGGAGAATAATAAGTGGAGATATTCAGGGGCATTTGTCGGAAACGCCTCAAGCGCCACGAAGCTAATGACGGCCCGAACCATTTGGGGGCAGTCTTTCAACGGGACACAGAACGTATCCGGTAATATGACAGATGTAGGCGATATCTATATGAACTTTGATCGTAAGATCGTTATGAAGGACACCAGCGGAAACAATTTAAATGTCCTTCATTTAAGCAACACTAATAACCTGCATATAGGTTATGATACAGCCGCTAAAGGATATAATACCTATATAAATAGCAACGAAATCTATTTTAGAACTTCGTCTAACTATACCGAGAGAATGCGAATCTCGGCTAATGGCAATGTCGGAATCGGGACAAATAATCCATCAGCAAAACTAGATATAAAAGGGAATCAGGATTTAATTCACTTGCAAGCAACAAATAGTGGTTCTGAATATAATTATATAAGAGCATATAACACGGATTACGATTCGTCTTTTAGGTTTGTTGAAGCATCAAACAAGGTATTATGGTTTCAATATGGCAAAGGCGGTAGTAATTCACTATACAGTGTCAATATAAGCGGAATGAGCGCCGAAGCCATAAAAGAATTTAGAGTGAAAGCGAAAAATTCTATTTTTGAAGGTAATGTAAAGGCGAGTGGCGATGTAGTCGCTTACGCCACTGGTTCCGGAGACATAGTCCTTCCTATAGCCAGCACAAACTCGCTTGGGGCGGTGAAGATCGGCTCGGGTATCTCGATATCCGCTGACGGCACGATCTCCATAAGCGGCACGGGAACGATCGGAGGCATATCGGTTACAGGAAGTGGTAATGTACTTACAAACGCCACGCTCAGCTCTGACAAGAAGATAATAACGTTTACCAAGGATTTAACGGCGTTGACCACAACTAATTACGCTGCTACGCTCGACAGTAAGTACGTGAAGAAAGCAGGGGATACAATGACCGGGGCGTTGACCATCAATAGCCCTATAATATCCAAGGTCGCCACCGGCACAAAGCCCATAGACGTTGTTTCTACCACATTGTGCAATAACCTTAATGCTGATATGGTAGATGGGTATCATAGGAGTAATTTATATAATACCACAATTGATTGGTATCATACTAGTACTGCTAGGTCTAGGGAAATAACAGTAACAAATGATTATAACACATTCTATCCTGTAGTTTTAGAAGTTGCAGTTAATACCAATGGAGTCCCATATACAATAGGTGTAGGTAAATCGTTAGGTTCAACATCAAATCCTAATTGGGATGGTAACCATAGTAATAAAACTAGTAGCATAAATTATATAGGTATTGGTAGAATAGGGTCTTGGGATGGCAATGCGAACTTTTTTACTACATTATGCAATCTACAACCGTATGCAAGTTTGTTGAAGAAAGTAGAAGTTCGTGGGAATGAAAAACCCATTATCGTATTTTGGCTAAGAGGGGGAACAGCTACTTATAGAATATATTGCAGCGCTGGAATAAACAGTATAAATACTTATTATGCTAGAACTAATGTTGGAAATACTACAGCTGGTTATGAATACTATGTAGAGCCAATAGCATTGTCAAAATCCGATAATAATGGGAATTATGCTAAAGATTCCCATATAACAGCATCTATTTTTGAAGGATCATTAATCGGTAACGCTAGTACCGCCACTAAATTAGCTACCGCTAGATCGATCTGGGGAAAATCATTCGATGGATCGGGCAACATTAACGGCGTTATAACATCCAGCGGAACGGCAGAGGACGCATTTAACCTAATGAGCACTAAAGTAACTATATATGGCAGGATAGGGAAGGCCTTATCGAGTTATAATTGCTTGGAACTAACTTATTATCATGTCAAAGATGATAGTATTGACAATTATCTATCACTGGGTTGGTATGGTGCACCTCATACTCATAGGTTGTTTGGCAAGTTTAATGGGAACTGGGGAATCGGAACCAATAACCCAGTAGATAAATTAGAAGTTGTAGGGGCTATTGCGGCTAATGATATATATCCTAGAAGTGATAATTCTTATAGTGTTGGCTACTCATCAAGAAGGTTCTCAAATGGATATTTTACGCAAGGCATATACGTTGGAAACGTTAATACTAGTGCTAATAGTAATAGCAGTAATTCTTGTGTTGGCAAAGGATACTTGGAATTGAATGCTACCACCCCCTATATCGACTTCCACCACGGTAATAGCACGGCTGATTACACGTCCCGGCTCATAACCACGTCAAGCGACACGCTGAATTGTACGAGTAATTTCACATCTAGCAAAAATATAAGAGCCACTGGTGATGTCGTGGCATATTCCACAGGGAACGCTCCAGCTCCATTTAAATACTGGTATCCATCGGTTGATACGAGCGGTAACCTTAGCTGGGCGAACAGCACGTCAACGACTACTCCAACCACGAGGAACATCCGGGGGCCGCAAGGAGCTACCGGGCCTAAAGGAGCAACAGGAGCGACTGGGCCACAAGGGCCTAAAGGGGCAACAGGAGCGACTGGGCCACAAGGGCCTGCAGGGCCTTCGTTCAATGGGGGGAATATAACAAATATGTTAAGTATTCGAAACAGCGGTTACCCAACACTAGAGCTATACCAAAACACAAGCGTTTATTGGCGTATTTGTGTCAATACGTCAAACAATACTTTTTGCTTCAAAAAATGGGACACGATTGTCAGTTACATAAATGGATCTGGGGATTATGTAAAAAACTCGGATATGAGGCTTAAAACTCGGATCTCTACAGTTAGAGATGTACTTGACAGGATAATGAGACTAGACGTATTCCGATATACATTGAAGTATGATCCGGATAAAACCGTATCTATAGGTTTATCTGCACAGCAGGTTAATAACGAATTCCCCGAGATTGTTAGCAATGACGGTGACTATCTTGGAATATACTATGGTCAGATAGGGCCTATCGCTATTCAAGGTATCAAGGAGTTGTATCGTAATATGATAGATGTGGATAGATTTGTTCGCTCCACAAAGTCATGGATGACCGACAAGGACAAGCGCATAGCGGACCTTGAGGAAGAGGTGAAAGAGTTAAGAGAAGAGTTGAACAATTTAAAAGCGGCGTAAGATATGGCTACGTTACCGAATAACGATATATCAATAATGTTAGTGCGAAATGCAATAAGTTGCCCAAGCACTGATCTTGGTACACTATGCGCCAAGGCAAAATCTGGTGGTAAAGGCGGGTATGCTTTTGAGATAGTAGAAAATGGCTACACACAAGTCCATGGAAGAAATATCATTGATTCTGAAGGTTTACCTTCTTCTTACCCGTATTGGAATATATGGTGCAATAATTCCCCGGGCCAGTGGAAATTGGTTGATAGCCCATCTAAGCCTGTACGCTTTGAGCTAAAAAGAGATTCCTCTAATAAATATATTTTTAGTCTTGGGGGCTTCAGGGGGCACAATACCGATGCTTCAATCCCGATAATGCCAAATATAAAAAAGACGTTTGTACGGCACGGTACGTTGCCTATAAACACAGATATAGAACTCAAAGCCAATCTTGGCGATTACGATTGGTCTAAGATTAGCGGGGTAAATGGGTGCCAACTTTTTGTATACGATGGCAACTCGGTATATTCTAGATCGGAAGTCAAGGCAATAACCCGTAATTCGCTTATGAGTATGGGAAAAATTCCGTTGATGATAAACACTACAAGTACATATACTAAAAAATATACTATTAAAATGGCTTTAGGCACTGCCGCAGGTATAGGCACGCCAACGGTTGATTTTAATATGCTTGGGGTATTGCCTGTATTCGGGGAGTTATCTATTACTGTAGCGGATGCTTCTCCAGCATATATAGCCGATGTGTATATAGAAAACTTTGCGCATGCTTTCCGTTTAACCGATGTCATAAGTGAAAATCATGTCAATGGTACATACACAGGGCTAGGTGGTATAAGCGCTGACAACAGAAGACTTGTTAGACTAAGATATGAGAAAGTAAGCAACGCTGATAATTCCATATTGGAGACTATAAACGTAACATCTGCTTTTAAGCCTACAGAAAGACCTCCTATGTTATCTGTATATCATGTCGGTGATACGGAGTCTTTTTATTTTGACCAGAATAGGATGTATAACTCACAAGGAACGCATATAGTTGTAACATTTTTTTATGAATAAACATTTAAAAAACTAAAGATCATGACATTGCAAGAAGTAAAGACAGAGAGCGTAACAAAACTCATTAATGGCACCGGAGATATCCTTGATATCAAGGAGAGCCGTGTTACGATAACGAGCGAGAACAAGGTATCCGAGGCGAACGGGCAGGTTTATAACAAGCAAGCCGGTTATATCGGAAGCTATAACTACACCAGATTTGGGGGATTGAGCGTCAATGTAAATGATAGCACATTTACCGTTCTGCAAGTAGGCGGTGAGGTCTTGAAATACATCGACGCTGTCGAGAACCAAGTATCGGTAGTGATGAATTAATTATTTTTCCGGTCGTGTTATTTTGATGCGACCGGGCTTACAAGTTGAATTATAATATAAAAAATAGATCATGAAAAAGAAAGAAGCCATTGAATTGTACAAGGTGTTGAACGGATGCAAGCTGACCGGTATGGTGTCATCCTCGAAGATGACGGTGTTGAACAACCTTAGAAAATTGCGCCCCATATCGGAGACATACGAGGCTGATATAAAGGATGCCATTGAGAAGTTTAAGCCAGAAGGCTTTGACGAGCTGATGAAAAAGGTTCGTGGCCATAATGATTCCGTGAACACGGGCGGTAAGCCCGTGATGTCTGGAGATGAGCTGAGGGACGCGTCCTCGATCATAGAAGGATACAACAAGGAGGTCAATGATTTTGTCGAGAAGATACTGGAGGAGAGCGAGGATGTCGAGATGGAGAAACTGGACAATCCGAATCTGGAGAAATTGCTTGACGCTAACGATATCGAGGCTTCCCGGTTGGAAATAATTTACTCTTATCTGAAATGCGATTAAATGGAATGGGCTAACATCGCACCATGATTGCTGTTTCTCGAAAAAATATATTAAATACAAAATATGTACCGCTACCTCTCCTACATATCAGACCTCGCAAATTGGGGCAAGTCCATCGCCATAGCCGCCGTTGTTACGACGATGGACTTCGTTTCGCCGATCGAGAATTTCTTGGTGGTGATCCTGTCGCTGGCCTTCATCGATACGTTCTGGGGGTTGGCTGCGGATCACGGGGATTTCCGGAAGAGCAAGTTCATCCGTAGCTGGGTGTACATGCTAGTCTATTTCCTGATCATAATCATCTCGTTCTGGATAGGCGTGATGATGGATATATCGGAGGATAACGCCAAGGCTTTCGTATCTTGGATCACGTGGGCGATGATATGGTTTTATGGTACTAATGTATTGAAGAACATGGGCAAGGTATTCCCTGATAACAAGGTGATAGCCTTCTTGTATTGGGTTGCCGCCGTGAAATTTATCAGAAAGGTCAATTTCTTGGATGAGTATAACAAGACAAAGAATAAAAAAGGCTCCCCAGATCCAAAAGGATAGGGGAGCCGAATAAATTTTAGCTTCCTGTCTTTCGCAAGGGAGGATAGCAAGGTTAACAAAGCGTCACAAATATAGCAATAAAATCAAATAACAATGGCAGAGAAAAAAATACCTAGAGGTTTTAGAAACAACAACCCGGGAAACATCCGGATCAACAGAGACTTGTTCCATGGTGAGATACGTCCGAGCAAGGACAAGTCGTTTAAGCAGTTCAATACGATGGCATACGGTTACAGGGCGATCTTCAAGATCCTGTCTAACTATTACCGGAACTATAAGCTGGACACGATCCGCAAGATGATAGGTCGCTGGTCGCCGGAAAACGAGAACGATACGGAGGCCTACATTAAGGCCGTATCAGATTACGCAGGAATCCCGGCTGACGATACGATCAATGTAAACGACCGTGAGCAGATGATCCGGATCGTGGCCGGGATGAGCAAGGTTGAGAATGGGAGAGAGGCCGATATGTCGGACGTTATAGCTGGGTGGAATTTACTTTAATAATATAAGACCTAACGCTGTAAAGGTAAGCGTAAAATAAGATGAAAAAATATATTGGAACAAAACAGATTGAAGCAGAACCTATGACAATGGGCGAAGCATTTGAGAAAGGATTGCTCAAAGCGGGAAGAGTACCTAACGAAAGCGAGAAGTCAAATGCTGGCTATCAAGTGAAGTATCAAGACGGTTACGAGTCATGGAGTCCAGCAGAGCCATTCGAGAAGGCTTATAAGGTCTGTGACACGTTTACGGATCGTCTCCAAATAGAATTGTCCGAATTATCCGATAAACAAGAAAAGCTAGGTAAGTTTTTTGGTACGGATATGTTCAAAGGATTGTCAACGCAAAAGCAAGTATTGCTACGTGCACAATTCGGAGCGATGGAAGCTTATAGGCAAATCCTTATTGAGCGCATCCGTATTGAGGAAATCGCAAAATGAAACCGTGGCATATCATATTAATACTAGTGTGCTTGGTAGCCAGTTTCACGGCTGGCTACCATGTCCGGGGGGATGTGACTGATAAAGTCGTGTCTAAATCCGATACCGTATTAATAACCGACACGATCCATGACAGTATCCCGTATCCTGTTTACGAGACATTGGTGCGGACGATACCGGAGCCTTTTCCTGTCTACATTACATTAGACGGTGACACGATTAAGGAACCTATATATGTCCCGGTGCCGATAACTCAAAAGGAGTACAAGACGGATGATTACCGGCTGTCAATATCCGGCTATAAGCCTAATCTTGATTACATCGAGGTTTATAGAAGGACTGAGTATATAACCAAGACGATCACCCCCCGTAGATGGGGAATAGGTGTTATTGCCGGTTATGGGATCGGGAAACATGGACTATCACCTTACGTTGGATTGGGTGGATTCTGCAGGATTTGGTGAGGCCTCCATGACTCACGTCCGGGAAGCCCCTATTAACTAGTAATAATAATTCGTCATATGAATAACAAGGGTTGACGTTTTTTTGTTCATGGTTAATTTAATATTAGTTTGATGGTGACTTCGTGAGAACGAACCGGAAAGGGAGGATAAAGAAAAAGAATCTTCCCTAAATAATCGGATCAGAAGTTTGATTATTTTTTCATGCCACGCACGACGGGAAGATTCTTATATGTCTTTCTGCCGTGCATTTTTTGTGCCCGGCTTTGATAGTAAAACAAACCACGAAATAAAAAGTTTATGAATAAGGTGGAATTTTTTTACAAAAAAGTGATAGAGACAGTCTGCAAGGAGTGCGGGACCGATCCGGTAATGATGTTTAGCAACAACAAGGAGAGGAACGTTGACGCTAGGGGAGTGGCTATAACCATACTGGCCGATCGCAAGTTGAGCGACAATATCATATCCGATCTGACGGGAATGACGAGGCAAGCCGTGAACCGGATGCGGAACTTGTATCCGGACAGGATAAGGAGGAGTTACTATCTGAGAAGAACGGTGGAGAGCGTCAAAGAGGAGCTATCCGGTACGGTCTGAGGGTGCGTTATGTTGTAAGACATGTGATTTGTCTATGAAAAAATTTTCATATAACAAAATTTTTTGCGACATTTGCGGCGTAAAAGGTGATTTTGTAGCCTCGTCAAGTAACCAGCCTTGGCAGAGGCTTTGTTGTATACGAAAAGTTTCATTATGGAAATATATATGCCACATGCGGTAAATGATATTAGGATAGGAGAAGCCTTCAATCATCTATTCAGGATAATCCTGAAAATGGAGAATTCCGATGATGATGATTTCATATGGAACTTCCAATATACGGCATTTGTGACTCCATTTTTCTTATTGCCTCTTATGCTTTATAGAGATAAGTGCGGTAAGAATGTGGTTTGCAAGAATATATCGGACAGTGTTAAAAGCTATCTGGACTCTATTCATTTTGAAGGAGGTGTAGTAGCTGACAGTGTTAGTGATTTTCATAATTATATGGAATATTTTTCTATGAAAAAATATATTCCTATAATAAAGTTCCCGGGATGTAAAAGCAAGGATAGCATAAAAAACGATATACTATCTGTAGCAGAGAATATAATGATAAGGCAATTAAATATTGAAGGAGAGTTGAGAAAGGCTTTATCTTATATGCTGACTGAGACGATTGACAATATATCTGAACATTCAGAGAGTGAATTTGGTTATATATTTGCTCAGTATTATCCGTCAAAGAGTTATATAGACATTTGCATAGCGGATAATGGTATAAGTATACTGGGTAGTTATGTTAAGTCTGGCAAGGGAGGTATAACTAACGATGTGGAGGCTTTAAAAAGCGCGGGAAAGGGTATATCGACTAAAAATTTACCAGATACCGAGAATCGTGGTTATGGTATAAGTACTTGCAAGAGAATGTTGTCTAAGGGACTTGGAGGAACATATTTTTTGCTGTCTGGGCAAGCGTTTCATCTTATGTCAGAGGAAGAGACATCATATATAGGACTTCCTGATTATATAAAATGGGATGGAACTATAGTGGCATTAAGGATACCATATAAAGAGGAAAGGATGTTTAATTTTTATGAATATTTAGAATGAAGATCATGGAAAAGACAATTGTGATATCAGAATTGATAAGGGGAGAGCTTCGTTCTAGGACAGAAGCTAAAAAAATCTATATAAGGGCTAAGGATTTGAATAGCCCATGTGTACGTATAGATTTTAAGGATGTATATTTTATGTCTCGATCATTTGCGGATGAGTTATGCAATACAATAGAGGCTTTGGCCTTGGATAAAGTGAGGGTCTCTATGGAGAATGAGAGCGACTCTATAGATCTGATGATGAAAATAGTAAAAGGTAATAGAAATAAACCGAGGAATATGCATGAGGACAGTGAGGTTAAAGAATTTTCGGACATGGATTCATTGTCAGAGTTCCTGTCTACCATATAAAATTATTTCATGCTATATAAAAGAGAATGATATGAAAAATTTAGATGAAAAAATAGCTAAGGAGTATAATGAATTCCTAGAAAGGAATAGTTTTGATAAATACTCAGATAGAAAAAACATATATCTAGTCCAAACACGCTACAATGCATGTATTGGAAACAGCCTTGCATAAATTAGGAGAAGAGCTCCTTTCCATATCATAATAAAGCCTCCCTTAAAAGGTAAAAGCGTCGTCAACACAAATTGGCGGCGCTTTTTTTGTCTCATCCCCTTCCGCAAAGAACTAGCAACAACCTCGCAACAAGCTAGCAAGGAGATATTTATTTAGCAAGGCACTTCTCTGGATTTTTGTGGTGCCGGGATAACCCGGAATAACCATAAAATTCATGATATATGGAAGCAGAGAAAATCATTAAGGAGAAAGAGATCGTCCATGAGGATGAGCACAAGGATTACGCAAGCAAGGGCGTGGGTAACGCCGGCTTGACATTGGGTATCATTGGTACGGCTCTTGGAGCTTGGGCGGTGTCACGTAACCGTGGCGGCTTGTTCGGCGGTGGCTGGGGAGCCGGTATGCCGGAGAACGTTAACATCAACACGACCACAGGAGGCGGTGGTGGTTCTGGGGTAGGCGCTCCGACTGCGTTCATGGCTTGGGAAAAGGGCTGTGAGGAGGCGTTATCGCTTACAAACGCAATGTGGGGATTGAAAGTCTCAGGTATGCAAGCCGATTACGATCACCGCCAGACGGATATCGCCGAGAAATTCGCCTTGTGGAAGTCACAGGTAGACGCTGATTTCGGATTGTACAAGTCACAGGTAGACGCTGATTTTGGTCTATACAAGAACCAAAGAGACCAGTTCGATGTCTTGAAGGCTCAGATCGATGAATTGAGGTGTCAGGTGGCTGTAGGTTCGGCGATTCGTCCTTACCAAGACAAGTTGCTTCAATGCGAGATCGAGAAGGCGTTCACGGCTAGTGTCAATTACACCGATCGTAGAACCAGCCGTATGATCACGGGAGAATTGGTATTGCCAAATACCCCTACGGTAACAGGCTATCCTAGCTACAATCCGTGCTCATGCCCGGCATCCGCTCCGGCACCTACGGCTTAAGGTAAAGTTAGTGGCTTGTGCTCCCTAGGGGGCGCTTGCCGCTTTCCTTTTTTTAACCACTAACAGTATTATCATGCAGACAAATGTTTTTTTAGGGGGGAGTGACCCTGTATTAGGTAGCAACCCTTATAATCCGAATATAAGCGAGATAGAAGCAAACATTCAGCGTCTCCAGCAAGCGCAGCAACAGATGGAGATTCAGAAGCAACGTATGCTTAACCCTTCTGCGCAACAGGCCCAAAGCCGTAATCCGGTGTGGGACGAGATAGATAAGCTCGTTAGCGAGATGTCGGATAGCGAGTTCGAAATGGTCAATAACAATCCGGAGTATCAACAGTCCTACCAGAAGGTAATGGCTATCCTTAACCGTGAATACATGCGCATCATGCGTCCGTTGGTGGAGGAGAGCAAGGACGGAAAGGCCGCCTTGGAGGAATTGTTGGGAATGGCCAAGAAGATAAAGAAATCGGCCTCAGAGGAGGTTAACAAGAACATGGCGTTGTTCGCTGAGTACACGGCCAAATACGCCGATATGCCATACGCCGACTTCCTTAAATTGAAGAATAGCGGAAAAGGAGGTAAAAAATGACACGTGAGGAAGGTATGCTTATCGAATTGATCGATAAGGTCAAGAGACAAGGGTATGCTATCAATACCTTGAGAGAGGAAGTGGAACAATTAAAGAAAGAGTCATATGGAACTAAAGCAACAAGCTCTAGAGCTAAAAAGCAGGCTAATTAACTCGGTGGAGATATGGGCGGAGGAAAGGGTTGACTCTTTCGTCTCCGGTAACACGGCTTTCAAGCCCCTTGGCAAGTATCTGAAAAGAGGTGTCCACAACATCCTCGTGCAAAAGGACAAGGAGATCACCGATAAGGTGGAGGGTTTCATGATGTTCGTCGCTGACGAGAACGGCAATTACGATAAGGAAGAGTTATTCGATGACGCTATGAACGTATTCAAGAGCATGAAACCTTACAAGTTCGAGCAAGGTTTCTTGAAAGGCACGATCGGGGAAGGCTCCATCTTGATAGAGCTTCCAGATAACGGACTCATGAATTTTATCCTTGGTGACACTAACGCTATCCGTATAACGGAAGCGGATTTTCTGGAACTGAAATCAATATTCACAGAATAAAATAAATGACAGGGTATGAGATACAAGGAATTGATGAAGGACTATCATTCGAAAGGGATGGTATCCGAGAAAAAGATGTGGGAGGCCATATGCGAGCTGGACGAGGCTATGGAGTGTCTAAAAGAGAAAGATCCCGACACGTATGACGAGGCCATACGTGATATACATGAGGTTTTTTGCGGTCCTCATTATAATGAGCATTTCGCTAAGATGGACGTGGCGGCAATGCACCATAAAGGCAAGTCGGGGGAGGATAAGGGTGAGCACTGGAACATCCAGCAAGTAACCGCCGTCGCTAAAGGCATGAGCGTACCGGGCAACGCTAACATATGGGATGTGTACGTCGCTCTTAATGCGAACTGGCACGACAAGGAGGTGAAGTTCTCGGAATGGTTTGGTCCGGATGCCGAGAAAAAGATCATCGAGGACGCTGTCAATTTCTACTTCATGGATGATGACGCTCCTGAAGGCAAGGTATGGATTTACATGTGTGCCATGGATGACTAAGAAAACCAAAAATAAAGGACACGCAAAGAAGGAATCCGCAAGACGGGAGATAGACCGCCTCACGGATTCCTTGGATTTCGAGCCTGTCAACTTCTATGAGGTGATGGCTCGGATTAGACACTTGATGTGCCTGTTATGATATCTCTGAAATTAGGCAACTGCAAATAGAACGAGAATCTGCTTAACGGTCTCCATCGTTCAAGCAATGATTGGTTGCACTCATTCCATCCATCTTTTCCGAAGCGGATATCCAAGGCATTAGTTATCTTACGCACGATAGACTGGATGTATGGTACATTTGCCCTGTTCCCAATGGAAGGGGTATAAATACATATTTTGTATATTCCTCCATTATTACAATCCCAGTTTCCCCTGTAAAAAGTGATATGGGCTTTGTCTAGTATCGCCTCGTCTGACAAGCTTATAAATCCGTTGTAACATCCGACGTACCTAGCTTCGAATACTTTTAATCCAGTGGACGAGCGAAGAAGCTTTTTTAATTCTCGCTCGTCCCGGACAATTTGGCTTATTCCCATGAATATATCATTTAATCTATGTCGGCCTTTTATTTTTTTTGATTGACTCATTAAGTATCTTGATCGCCAATAGCGGATCTTTATCCGTTAAAGTGTTCCTTAATTTTCATCATTATGAAGTCGAAGTGATTTCTAAATTCTTTGGTATGAGTAAACACGGGAAAATCTATATCAGACAAGTTCATATTTACAATATCGCTCATACACTTTACATGCTCGGAATGAGCCTTATTATAACCGATCCTATAAGCATCCATAACCAACCTTCTGACATCCATCCGGTCTATTGATTCTGGCTGTGGATCACACACCTTTTTTGAATGTTCAATCGATAGCATTGTAACTTTTTTCTTTTTCATGTTCATATCTTCTTAATTATGATCCTTCCCATGAAGGCTCGGTTAATACTATTCATTTTTGCTACGTTTCTCGATCATATAAATATTTTTACCATCATTTACCGTGACCAGAAATAACTTATCGCAATTTAGACATTTGCAATTATATAACCCACAGAGAAAAGATCCCTTTATGTATCTAGTCGAATGACAGAATGGGCATTTTATTGAATTATCCATGATTTTCAGGTATTATCATCCAGTGTGTAATGGCTTCATCATCAACATGACCATTTGACAAAGCCCACATACTTTTATTATATCCTTTATTCTCTCTTAACCAGCCTAAGACAAGATGTCTTATAGAATTTATATCAAATAACAGAACCTCTTCTCCGGGTGGCGGTAGCCGATCCTTCACGCTTATCCACGGAGATTTCTTTGCCTGCCATTCGGCACCCCTCTTGAATCCCTCAATATAGTAAGGTTGTAAATCCTCATTATAGCAATAATCTTCAAATAAAGCGGCATCAAGAGCCGCTTCTTCTACAGTCTGCCCCGTATCAATCTTGCTCATTGTCTTTTCCTCTTTTTATAACTTCAATATCTTCAATCTGTATATACGCTATAACATAGCAATATTCGTTATTTTCATTATCTTCCACCAAAAGATTAAATCGATTCCCTGACAAATCATATATCGGCATAAATACATCTTCGATATATGCTTCAATATACTTGCCATTGTTGTTTACCCGAACAAAATCCCCCTTTTTGAATGGTAGAGAATTTACGTATTCAAGTTTTAGTTTCTCAATCTGATTATTTAGATCTTGAAATCGTTGTTGGTATTCTTGTTTTGTCATAACTTTTATATATTTACCATATCAATATCTCTTTCCATGTTTATTCTCCCTTAATTCGTTATACTTCATTTTATGCTCAATGTGCCAAAGCAGGTCTATATCTAAGTGCTTGGCAAGACCGAAGATTGATAGTATCATATCATTCACGGCTGTAGGAAAATCAAATATTCCATCATATCTAACAGGAAGTGTAGAGATGGAATAGATTGATTCGGTGAAAGTTTCGTCTTTATAGGCTTCTGCCATATCTTCAATACAGTCATCAATATCGCCGTTGGCAAATTCAAGGCTTATTCCTCGAAGTCCTGCAAGGTCTAGCAAGCGGATAACCGCATCGGCCATTTCATCAGATACCGTATCCTTGACATATTTCTCAAATGCGCATTCAAAACGTTTGTTTTCATCAACTAAAGCGGAATAACGGTTAAACTCACGCTCAAAAGTCGATATGCCTTTGAAATATTTTCCTTTCCTATCCGCTTCAACGGCTTCCGAAAGCTCTGTTATCACTAGCATCAGAAGATGCCCATTGCTTAACTCCGTATTATGAAACCCATGCGCACATGCGCATTTGTACGCACGGTCACGGAGTGCGTTGAAATCAATCTTGCTCATATTTATTTATCTGTTTGAATTTTATATTCCTCCTTGGAAATCTGTCTGTAATAGTCAATGACCGCATTTTCCACTCCTTTATCCTTGGCTATAATCTCTTCCGTTTCCCGGACTTTAAACTCATCGCATGCGATGAATATCCGTCCTCTATCTCCCCTAGGAAGCCAATACGAAGCGAAGTAGTATTTTTTCTTTGGGTTGAAAATGCCATAGATGAGATATATACCGTAAACCAAAAAGGCAATCGTAATCCAGTACATTGGGATGATAAGCCCTATAGCCCATGTGATGAACACGAAAGAAAGAACTATCAGTATGGAGGTTATCAAGCATTCGATCTTATTCTTCATTCTTTATCCTCCTTCTTGTTGATCGCCTCATGAAGCGAATTATACACCCGGGCGAATATTTTTCTTTGCTCTTTGTCTTTTAATGAGTCCGCAAACTTGTGCATGACCATCTTCTTCTTGTTATCCCAGATTATCCGTGCCTTATCCACGCCGTCAACAAACAATATATGCGGATATTTACCCCATTGTATCAATATGCCATTATCGATAAGATCTGTGATCTCCTTTGGCATTAGCTCCTTATTACGGGCCATGCCTATGAGCTTACCTTCCTCTCGCTCTATGGCCGACTTGGTTTTGTCTATCTCCTTTTGGAGATTGGATATAGCGTTGTTCTGCCTGTCCCATCTTCGCATGGTGGCCGGGCCGTTCCTCTTATCGTTAAGAGGTTGCCCGTTAGCGGAGGCTACATCCCTGAAGTGGTCGTTGATCTTTTTGTTGAATTTATCCTCTTTCTTTTTAAGAGAGGATTTTAGTATCTCTAGTCTACTCATATTTATTCTCCTTCACTTCTAAGAATATTACATCTTGATTATCTTCTCTTTGGAAATTCAAACAAGCCATATTCCCACATTCTTCTTTAGGTCTGCTAAAGAAATAGCAGTCAATGCAAAGACCCTCGCAAACCTTTAGATTAACCTTCCCTTGACGGAACGTTTCGTCTATAGCGTATTCTTTAGCCACATTTACCCCTCCTGTATTATGACATCCCCATCCTTATCCGTGAACACGTCCACTAAATCGTAGTAATATTGATCGTCGGACGTGCGGATCATTATCTCCGCTTCCGGGTCTTGCTCTTGGAGTAGAGCTATTAGTTCTTTATTTCTCATGACTGTTATTTTATTTCCTCATTAATAAAATCCTTCATCTCTTCATCGTAAACCCCGCTGTCACGCTGGAGCTCCAAGCATTTATCCTTGGAAAAATTGGCCTCCCTAGCTATATTAGCGGCCATAGATGGTGCCCTTAGCTCGACAACGAGCATTTGTATGGCGTACCATACGCCTCTGCAAAAGTCCAAATCGTTCATGTTGTTATATTTACTCTCATCATAGATATTTCATTCTTTGGTAATAAGTCATCTATATATGCCCATCTCTTTACGGGCATCTTTCCACACAGATCGTTATAGCCCTTTTCACTCATGCATGGTCCGCCGATAAGTATAGCTCCACTCTCAAACTCGATCAATATGATATTCCCTTTGGCGGGGAATACTTTTCCCTCATTCCATGCAGAGTTTATACGCCAGTTAGCTCCATCCCTAAACGCTTCGTGCATAGCGATTACAGGCGCCCCATTATATCCTAATGCTTTCCCTGAGTATTTTGCCGCTGCTTTTTCGATATCTTCTTCCTTCATGTGTTATTTATTTTGAGTTTTTTTTATTACGATCGCTCGTGTTTCTATAGATGTGCCACTTTCTTTAAATTCTCCATCATTGATTACATATACATTTGCATTCAAATCTTTCAGCCATTGACGGAAATCGATACAAACGGTTTCGCTTGCAAATTCCCAATGGGCGCTTGTTATGGCTGCAAGCGTGCCGCCATTCTCAAGCAAATCAAACATCATGCGTACATGCTTAATGTCTTGGTTTCCACTGAACGGAGGGTTCGCTATAATCTTTGTGTACTTCTTGTTATCGCCTTTCGTGAAATCATCACCAATAATATTGGTATTTTCCATACTGGATAGAAATTGCTTGTTCTCTGGCATCAGCTCATAACAATCTACCATGACAGATGGGCACGATCGATGTATAGCTTTTACCAGAGCGCCACGCCCTGCGCTTGGCTCCAATACGGTGTCCGTCTCTTCAATACCTCCAGCGATCATGACCAGCCAGTCGGAGACATCTTCTGGGGTCTCAAAGAATTGATAGTCCTGTTTGAGATTACATCGCTTACCCTCATGAAGGACTGAGAATACACGAGTCGCGTCAAACGGGAAAGTAAATCCTTGCACTTTCCCGCCGGCCCATGTCCCCCCAGCCTCTTCTATCCATTTCTTTGCCTCCAAATAGGATTTCTTGTTGAATTGGACGGAAGGAAGCTTCAGTACGTTGTCTTCGAGCGTACAGTGTCTTAGTATTTCCTCTACGTTCCATTTGCTTCCATTGTCGGCTTTCTTCGCTTTCCGGTCGGCAAGTTCTTCGCAACCCAATAACCTATTTAGTGACGTCTGTACTTTCACCGATATGTCAGCCATGCGCGACATCCATTGAAGGATGGCTGTCATAAATTCCAAATCAACGTGCCCGGTTTCGTCATATATAGTTTCCTTGTCTATGAGTTCAGGCAAATTGTCCAAGAACATGAAACTACCATGTAACGCTTCTATTAAATTCTTTTTTCTGTTCCTCATAACTCTTTTGTAAATAAATTCGTGTAGTATCTATATTCTCATGTCCCATTAGATCAGCAAGCTGGATAACGTCTTTGTTCTTTTCCAGAAACATTTTCGCGAAGAAATGCCGAAAGGCATGTGCGTGCATCTTTTTCTTATCGATTCCGCATTTCTTTCCCCATGCTTTCAGTTTTTGGTCAAAACCTCTTGTCGAGATACGACCATATTTCCCAATGGCGATGTATCCGTTTTTCCCGGTATCTTTTACATACGCTTTCACTTCTTCTCGCAATTGTTTGCTAAAAAAGAACCGCCTGTATTTATTCCCTTTCCCTTTGAGAGTGACCTCCCCATTAAGTATATCCTCCCATTTAAATTGGAGGAACTCGGATATACGAGCACCTGTAGACGCTAGTATCCTGATGAAATAGTAACCATCCTTGTTCGGTTGCGCTTTCAAGTATTCCAAGAGTCTTTCGTATTCCCCTTTGGTAGGGATGTTATCAGTTTCCAATTTGCGGCTGAATTTAGGCCGCTTCAGCTCAATTGGTTTCCTTACGAATTTCGCGAACCTCTCAAGGGCGGTGATGCGCAACCTTATGGTTTGTGGAGCAAGACCTTCCTCCTCAAGCAAGCGGACGAACCGCTTATAGTTGTCAACTGATACCTCATTTGCATATTCGAAATACTTCCTGACAGCAAACACGTACGTGTCTAGAGTATGCGAAGAATAATCTTCCTCTTGTGTGAGATAGTATATGAAATCGTTTATTAGCTTTTTATTCCTCTCACTTATCTTACTCAGCTTTTCCAGCGGCTTGACTGTTTCTATTCTCTTTTTTCTTGAGGTGTTTTTCCCTATAGTCCACAAGAAGTCGCACAGAGCCTCCTTAGTTAATGGATCGTCAATCACAAGAATTGCGTTTTTTCTCATATACTGCTTATACCCAGTCATGCTCACAGGATATTCACTGTCAAGGAATCTTTTTACTATCTTTATATATCTCCCTATGTAATCATAGCTCTTGTTTGTAGAAGGAGAGTACAAGTAATCTATATACGATTTAAATGCCTGTTGTTTATCCATTATTATATTTTTATCTATGCTCATCATAGATGAATGCATCTTTCAACTATGATGAATGAATTGATGTTTCTATCGCCTTGAATATCTCAAATGCTACTTGTGGGACGATGGCGTTTCCGTAGGCTTTTATGGATTCTTTTCTCCATTTTCCGTAAGGAATGGCAAGGTAGTCCACATCAAAGGGTAACCCATCATCTCTTCCACGAACAGGGGGTTGAGTTGGGAAGTTTCTCCAATCTTTTTTGCGATATAAGTTTGTAGATCCGGTGATCCTTCTCCATGCTCGCAAGGTGTTTTCCAACTGTTTGCCTTCGGCGTTGGCAATAAGTCCTTGTAAGCGGCTTCCGGCAATCCCTGTTGTTTGCTGTTCGGTCCCCTTCGCTTGAAATCTTGGGCTGTCGGTGTCGGATATAACATATGCTTCACCGTTCCCTCCAAACCTAGACGGCTGCTCGTGCCGTTCTGGTTCATTATCCGGATCGTATTGTTCCTTGTCACGAATATCTCTCCTTTCTCCGAATTGAAGCCCTCTTGAGCCGTTGGAGTGGGAAGTAGACTCAAATTCATGAATTTCGTTTTTCCGTTCTTGTCGCAAACCTTCAATCCTTGAGTTTGTACGGTTGGCAATAAACCATACCCTGTCCCTCCTGTGCGGGGCTCCGACACCGCAAGCTGGAATAAGAATCGGCTGGACGGAATATCCCTCACGCTCAAGATCTCGGCAGACGGTCTCGATAACGTATTCTTGCTCGAGTATCGTTTCCTTGTCAGCCTCGTCGAAAAGAGAGGCTTGACTTTCCACTGTAACCTCACTGCCGGGTTGTACCATCGATAGGATTCCAGCAACGTTCTCACCAATGATCCAAGCGGGTCGTATCTCTCGTATAGTACGGAGCATTTCCGGCCAGAGGTAACGGTCATCTTCCTGTCCTTTTCGTTGTCCTGCGACTGAAAATGGCTGGCAAGGAAACCCTCCTGTGAGTACGTCAACCTTCCCTCTCCACGGAGTGAAATCAGTTCTTGTAATATCGTCATATTGAATGCTGTTTGGAAAATGATATTTCAGTACCTTTTGGCACCACTCGTTAATCTCGCAATGGAACAGGTTCTCCCATCCCATCCATTCGGCGGCAAGGTCAAAGCCGCCAACCTAAATGCCAGAGAACAGAGATCCGTGAGTTAACCGGCCTCCTTCTCTGGCAAATATTCCTTTCTTATTTTTTTCGTTTAACATTACTCTTTACTCCTTCTTTTGATTTGTCAAATTTTCTATGGCAGCTACAGCACATTCTCCTATATCCATGTTCTACATCAGCGTAATCTCCGGTAACATTGGCCCATTCATATCTTTTAGAAGGGTCTACTGTTCCACACACCTCGCAATGTATTGGCCTGCCATACAACGATTCTACTCTTTTATGGAATGTTGCGTATGTTGCATTATCTCCAACCCATGAATTATTGTTCTTTCCTAACTGATTCCTTTTCGCGGCTTTTCTACATTTATATCCATTCCTTCGAAATGAATTGTAGATAACTTTTTGAGTAGTGCCAAGCTCATTAGCTATTTCTGTTTGCGTCATTCCTCTTTCATACATCTCTACTATCTTTTGAAAATCAATGCGATAAGTTTGAGATTTAGCCTTGCAACCAATTGAGCAATATTTAGAATTGCTAATGTAAGCCTTGTATGATTTGCCGCATACCTTACACCTTAATATCTCCATTGGTAAATATGTTTATTATTCAATGATCCATGTGTCATATCTCCTTGGTTTTGGCAAACACCACACTCTCATGATCCGGCCTCAGATGGGCCATGCAAGCCTTGCTGTATTCGCAGAATCTAGCTCCATCGTCCCGGAAGACGCATCCCCTGCACGGGATCTTGTTCTGCCCGTTGTAATACGGCCTGTACTTTTCCACGATAATTTTCATGTCTCCTACCAACACGATCAAACCGGTAGGGGTGTTTCTCAATCTCTCTGTTATTTCCATGTTATCTTCTCCTGCTTTCTCCGTTTAGGATTATCACATTAAAACTCTTGAACCTGTCCACCAGTCTAGTTCCGAACCGATTCTTGAAATCCGTGACGGACAGGTTGGAAGTGATATGATACTTCTTCTGATGGGACTGGTATATCTCGTACCTCGCGTATAGGAACTCGTCTATTACGCTGTTAAGGCTGGTGCCGTAGCTTTTCTGGTTCTCCGTCTCAAGACCGATATCGTTAAGGCAGATATCGAACGGGTTCCCTTCTATGCTCCCTTTCCCGGCCTCCTCGTTGTACGTGAACCTGTCTATGTGACCATGGATCTTGTAATAGTTCATCATCTGGGTCACGGATAGGTTCACGAAGCGTTTGGGGTTATCCGTCAATTTCAGGTAATCGGCGAATATCTGCATCATGAGCGTTTTGCCCGTTCCCGGATCTCCCACGATAAGGAGGTTCTTGTGCAGCTTATAGTTCTCCTCCGGGAATACGGACTCGGCCAACGGGCAATCGTTGAAATAATACAACAGGAATCTCAAAACCTTGTCATTCCCCCTGTCTGTCTCGAATTGCCGCCTCTCGATCCCTAGGTAATTACAACCGAGCGCCTTTATCATCCGGGCGTGGCTGATGTACTCCGTATCGTCCGAGAGATCGTACCTAGAAACGTTCTGTATAGTCCTTGCGTGCTTCTTCACTAGGTTGAACACCTGTTTTTGCTGGAGCCTCTCTTTTTCCGTAGGCCCCCGCATGGCTTGTATAGCCTCCGAAAGTTTCTTTTCTTGTTCCTCCATATCTTTGATTATAAGCCCTTAGTCCTGTTCCTTGCCACCAATAGGTGAATCGTCTCTTAACGTCATCTATCGTTTTTAGCGTATCGCCCTCCCCGGTGGATACCATCCAAGCTAGGAAGTTATCCAGCTCGCCGGGAATGAGGTCATTGAAAGCGACGCTCAATCCCGATATCTGGCAAGCGTATCTGCGCCATTCCTCGTCCCCCAATAACTCATTCTTGAAATTCTCGAAAAGCGTCTCACGCGTATTAAGACTCTCTCTATTTCCTTTCCTTTCCTTTTCTTTTCTTGTTACAATTTCATCCGTTTTTGTTATAACATTGTTATCGTTGCTTTGCGGATTTGTTATAACATTGTTATTTCCCCATCTTTTAGCCATGCCTAACTTCCCGGCTTCTGATCGTTTTCTTGATTTCTCGTCCTTGAATCCCATCCTTTGCTTGAAACTCTCGGAGTAGAAGTACTTACCGTCCTCGGTAAAGACAAATAACCCGAAATCCTCAATGACGGATTTTATTAAGGATGCGTCCTCACGAAGGTCAAAGGCTATCATGTTATAATCTTTGACACTCATATAGTTTGGCTCCTCTCTAAGACGTTCTAATATCATGAAGAAAACACCATATCCGGCGGCTTTATGCCTCATTCGTAAACGAATCAGCTTATCCGAGTTTCTGGCATTGCTATCGTGCGGAAAATAGCTTGTCAGCTCTTTCCTTGTATCCATACGCTAATTCTCCATAAGCATGTTTTTTATATCATGTAATCATAATTTCCTTTTGAATACATCGCAAAACCTAAGACTATTAGCTACTCTTCCGGTATTTAGCACTTTGCACCATACAGCTAGTCCCTTGTGAGGCTTACCGTTCACGCAATCGACGCATCTGATACGCTCGGGTTGCTTGGTAGGTTTCTTCGCCATTTCAATCCTTTATGCCTTTCTGATCCCTCAAATCCTTTATTCGTTTCTTGTAATCTTCGATCATCAATTGGTAATCGAATGCCGAGAGTTTGGAGATAGAGTGCTTTTTCACCTCAAGCTCGTTAATTACTTTTACGCCATACTTATTTATCAAGCCCTTGGCATAACCGATGTTGTTGCCCTCGTCGAAACGGTTGCAAGACCTGCATTGAGCGTTGCAGTTTCTCTCGCAGTATCTGGTACCCATATGTGACCGGTTGACGAAATGTCCGCAATCTGCCTCTTTCCAATGCACGATCTTCCCACAGCTTATGCAACGGCAATAACCGTTGCCGTCAGCATCCCTTATTCTTATAAATACAGAGAATATACGGTCTAGTCTGCTCTTTAAAGAGGTTATGTTCTTTACTTTTCCCATGGATGTTTTCTTTTTTCGTTTATTAATAAGAATCCTGCCAAGATCACTGCTATAAGTCCTAGTATCGCGGTGATAAGGTGCATGGCCATTGTCAAGTGATCTAAATTCTGTATTGTTTCCATAATTATATGTTTGTTATTCGTGGACGGTGCCGGGATCGAACCGGCCTCTTTACGTCATGCGCACTCCGTAACGTTTCATCCCGGAATACTTACCGCCCGAAATCCCCGCGTATCCTCACGGACGGCGGGGATAAAAACTAAATCTAATACCATGAAAAACACACTCTAATATTAATATCCTTAGTTCTGAATCTTTATTAAATCGGGTATCGCTCCATAAATGGGGGTACGACCATCCCATTTGTCGATAAACTGCTTATAAAGAATTTCTTTAGTCAATCCTCTCGAGGTGATTAACGCTTGTTCCGTTTTCAATTGCTCCAACTCGTTGCGTTTCCGTTGCTCCGCTATCTGCTGGTCTAAAACCGAAATATTGGTGTTAACTTCATTCCTACTATCAATTTTCTCGCGAACCGCCTTGGAAAACTCTAATTGCGCCGAGAATGTGAGTAATTGAAGACCTCTTTTCTCGAATTCCTTATCTACAATCTGCTCAAGGCGTTTCTCAAAAAGAAGCGAACCTCCGTCTGCCATTAAGCTGTCGGTCTTATGTTTACGGCTTTCCTCCTTGATCAGATCATAGATGCGAGGTTCTAGTATATTATCCTCCAATGATTGCATGAAACCGTCTTTGCCTGATTCCGTATCAGCCTTGTCTATGTGCTTGTTATCGAAAACAACGTCTATTGCCCTGTTTTTGATGACCTTGTAGGAGTAAGTGGGGCGTGCGTTAAACTCCGTATTGTCTGCGGCTTTTAACGTGACAGGGCTTCCGAACTCGCCTCGTTGGTCGAATAGCGGGACTTGAAATAATTCCGTGCCCCATTCCCAAGTTGAAACCCTGCCTGATACGACCTTGAAATCCTCCTTCCCTTGTTTCCCGTAATTTTCCATCAATACCCCAGCGTAATTAGGTGCTACACGTTCACAAGAGGATAAAAATACCATAGCGATTATCGCTATAGTAAAAAACTTAAAACTTGTCCTTTTCATTCTTGATAAAATTAAATAGTTTGTAAATTATAAATAATGAACTAGTTAACATAATGACTATTCCTAGCCATGCGTCAACATGGTTAAAAACTCTGTTCCCTACCGGAATAAAGGCTATGGCCAATATCAATACCCAATGTTTGTTGATAAAATTTCTCATATTTGTTGGTTTAGTGCCTCATTGTATAAAGGCATGATTAATCCGATACTGCTTACGTCTTCTACCATGCTGTCAAAAATGATGGCATCGTTAACGCCCTTGAAAGTAGCCGTGCATCGATCGCATTCATATAAAGCTTTCCTCATTATGTCGAATAAGCCCATGTTAAAAGATATTTGAGGAAGCGGAACGCTGGGTTTTGCCAGATGATTTTGTATCACTTTCTCTGCGTCTGGATATTTTAAGTTCTCATCCGCGAAATAGAAGAACGCCTTGTCATTCTTCTTATGGCACTCTATTCCGTCATCAGAGATAAGGATGTCATCATATTTCAACATGTCCTTAAAAAATAGACTATGCAGCAATTTGCCGTCTAACGCCTGTATCATGGCTTCGTCAAGGTTTGAGCATTCGGATATCCTGTTTTTAACGATAATATGTCCGTCACTGGCGTAGGCCCAATCTCCCTTGAAATACACGCATTCCATAGCGGGGCGGTTATCGTCCTTTGCGCAAGCCAAAAACATTTGTACGTTCTTGTCAAAGTTGTAAGAACCTTCTTTTCTCTTTCCCATATCATTAATATTTAATATTATATTTATTTCTTTCGTATTGTGGGATATACCCTTTGCAAGGAGTATTCCCGTCAAGTAAGGCCGATTCCGGCCTCACAGTTTCCCCTTCTTTTTTAGACGGGTCTGTCCAATGCCTCTGCCGTTGATGGCAAAGGCAATGTCTTTTAGAACATGCCTCATTGAGGCAGAATATCAGTTCTTTCATCTTGGATTATTTTCTCGAGTTTCTTTAGATCCTTTTTGGCTAATCTTACGGTATCAGCTATCCTTGGTCTTCCCTTGGAATCCACGTGTTCTAGGATAACTGATAGATGGCGGGACAGTGTTTTAATGAAAGACTCGGATAGCTGGTACCTTTTAACCATGGCCGTTATTTTTTATAAAAACCTTGGAACCTCACGATACCTAGATACTCGGGAGATTTCATTAGTCCGTCCCCCATGCCGCCCAACGTCTCGGCTCCCGGCTCGTCAAGGACAACCTTGGAGTCAATCTCCTTAGGTACACGGAAGCATATCTGTACGGGGAAATTCACCTTAGCGTCTCCCGTGATCACGTTAACCGACGCTCTTTGCGTAGCCGCCATGATCCGGAACCCAAGCGATCGTCCCTTTTGTAGCAACATCTTCAGATTCTCCTCCAATGACTTCTCACGGCCAACCGTACGTAGTTCCATTTTAGGCTCGAGGAAACCGAAAGCGTTCTTTCGCTGGCCAACCTCGACCATTTCCTTTATGTCAAGTTCCGTTCCCGAACGGGAGGACGCTACCGCGTCGGCGAACTCATCGAACACCACCAGCGTTTTCCATGATGCCCTCGATTTAGCCCTTTCCTGCATATCCTGTACGAGCTCTTTCATCTTGGCCTCTATTTCTTCTATATCATTATAGACCTTTATGTATTTCTCGGAGGAATAATTACAGAACTCGTATTTCGGATCGAAAATTACGATGTCCCGGATACCGGCTAAGCGGGCGTATTCTATCGTGGATATGATACACACGGATTTACCGCTACCGGTAGCTCCGCAAATCAAGGCGTGAGGCGTGGAGTTGTTATCGAGATCCCACACCACGAGCCTACCGAAGTTATCCGTTCCTATGGGAATCCTCATGCCGTCGATATACTTCTTGTCCCAATACAAGGACTTGGTTCTTTTCTTCGGTGATTCTATGGAGAGGTAGGATTTTTCCTCATACACCATAAGCTCGTTACCCATCCTTATGGATGGCACGTCCAGCGCGTTCGCTATGTCTAGCTTGTATTTCATCACTGTCGTGATCTTTGTCCCAGCGGATACCTCTAGCAGATACGTGTCTGACGAGTACCCGTTAATCTCCTTGGCCACGTTCACGATCACCCCGAATGTCCGTAGGATATGCTCTATTTTCTCGCTGTTTGTCATATTACTATTGGATAAATCATATTGAATGAATGAGGAAGCGTTCCTCTTGAACTCGGATATTACCTTGGGGTTTACCGATCCAAGGGAAGCGTCC